CGGTAATACCCCTCTTCGCTTTTATGTCACGAAGATATGGCTCTACTATATTTACAAAGTTTGTTCTAGTGATTAAATCATTAAATTCAAATAATTGTGCTCTTGCTGCGCCTTCAATTGCTTTTTCTATAGTTAAGAACAAACGACGAACGTTTATTCTGTCAAACGCAGAAGCATAAGAAAGTGCGGTCTTATCGCCAAATAAGATAAATCCTGCTCCTGGAGATGCAATAATTGGGTTAATTCTTCTAGAATATAACTCATCTCTTTGTGCTTGTGATGGGTTATATGCTAACTTAACTACATTATTGAGAGATCCTCTTGCAGACCCAGCTGGCGAATACCAAGGATATGATCTTTCGGAAGTTCTTGCCATCAATCCAGCAACATCAGAGTTGCAAGGTAAATATACAAAATCATTATTAAATCTATCGTAAGTGTACTTATATCCACTATCAAATATAGCATAAGAACTTGATGTCAAAGAATCAAAGAATCTGATAATGTTATTAGTTTGTGTGGAAGTACTTGTAATATTAACAATATCAGGTTTATATGGCGAAATTACTGCAAGACAATCTTTTCTTTCTTCTGCAATTGCAATAAGTGCATTTGCTTTAGATTGTGCTTCGTAAATATTTGAACCAGAAGAAGGTCCAGAAATTAAATAATCAATCTGATATTCGGCTGGATTACTTAAAATTGAATGTGCATTAATAACTTCACCAATTGTAAGATTAAAATTATTGATAGAATTATTATAATAAGTTCCTCAAGTCAATGCATATGTAGATGAACTAGAGCAATTAAATGTAGTTCCTTGAGCAGACGAACCCCAAACTCCACTAGATGCAGTAAATGATACTGCTGAACCCACTACTGCCGTTAATCCTGATGCTGATCCTGATGGGGATTGTCCAGCAAAAATATAATTAGAATTGCGTGCAATATAATCTTTATAATAAATTTGTTCAGATGGGGATATTTTTCCATCTGAAGACTTGGATAAGTATAAAAACTTTTCAATAACATTACCAGTTATTCCAGTCAGTTCTCCACTATCATCAACAACGACTACGTGAATTTCATCATTTTTTCCACTTCTGTTTGCTGTGTATTCTGATGTTCCTGGCCTTGGAGCAATATTTTTCCAATAAACTGTTGAATTATTAAGACCAAGAGTTTGATTATTATACCAATCACTAACGGTTACCAACTCCATATCAGGAACAGATGTAGTAACAGTTCCATTGCTAGAACTAAAAGATATTGTTGCAAGTCTTCCAGTAGAATCAAAAGAAAATGCGTCGGCATTTGCTGATGCATTTCCAGGGTTTTTATATGATACTGGATAAGAAACACCAGAATCATCAACACGGTCTGTTATTTTAACATAAACTTCATTTTTACCAATTCCTGTAATAATTCCTCTTAAAAATCCTGTATAAGTAACTACATTAGTTCCAACTACAGTAGTTTTATTTAAAGATTGAGTTACTGCATAACCAACTTGAAGTGCTGGTCCAGTTTGTGTTGTAGTTAAAGTTCCAAAATCAAGGTCCAAAGTAACTTGAGTAGTGTTTAGAGTTGGGGATGAAACTGTAATAGTTCCACCTGACTCTGTTGAAATGCCAGAAATGCTAGTTGCCGAACCAATAATACCATTAATCTGTTTAACAAATTGACCAACTGCAAGGCCAGCAGTAGATACTCCAATAAACTTATTAGTTGCAACTCCAACTACAACATCTGTTTTAGTAGTTGAAGTTGTAAATCCAGTTACAGTAGTCGCGGTCGTTGTTACACCAGTTATTATTTGATCTGCAAAAGAATCAATTGTGCAGACTTTTAACCCATTTGCCCAAGATCCGGGATTTCTAGAGGAATAATACCAAGTAGAATCCGAAGCATGATTACTTATATAATCTTCATAGCTATCAATTCTAATAGTAGTTGAAGCAGATGAAACTGCAGCATTGGCACAATTTAATGTTAGAGTATTTTGAGACTGACCTGCTCTTACTACTCTCAAAACTCCACCATAAGAGAGATAATTTGAAGCACTCATCCAATATTCTCTTTGCCCATTCTCTGTTCTTGGTTTTCCAAAAACATCAATTAAATCTTTTTCTGATTCAATTAAAACTGGTTCTCCAATAGGACCTTTCTCAAAAGGTCCTACTATAGCGCCAACTTGTTGAGATGATGTATCAATTCTTCCATTGGTCAAGTCTACTTCTCTAACCTTAACTCCAGGTGATACTAAATTTAACGCCATTTGATTCCTCTCTTAAAGAAGTTCATTTTCCTAGAAGTATTTATAAATTACTAAAGCTATTGAACTACTTATATTCCCACATATATGAAACATCACCATACTCATCAGTGAACCACCTGTCACCATCTGCATCTACAAAAGTAGTTTCTTCATCTAAACCAGTAGATATGAATCCAAATGGTGACATATCTTGTTCAATTTGATCTTTTTGCTCCTCATAAATTCTTTTTCTGACATCATTATCTGTCATTTCACGAAAATAATCTTGGACAACCAGCCAAGAAAATATAACTAAACACATTGCAAGGTCATCTGTACATCCATCTTCTGCTTCAAAAGATTGGTTTCTTTGGA